TCGGACTTGCGAAACGAACATCAAACACACCCTGCACTGGCGCACGCGCCGCACCAAAGCGCGAAACAACTCGCCCAGCATCTTTTGCTTGCCCAGATTGTATGAACCCTCGCGAATATCGCGACCAAGCTCACTGACAGAGCTCAGCGCATCAAGCGAATCAATAATGTACAGCCCCGGCATAGTACTTTTACGAGCCTGCTCAGCAGCATCGCTGGCAGAAAGCTTCTTGTTCTTCTCCCGAATTTGAGCAGCTCGCTTTGCAATTTCATCCTCGATCTTGGTCAAGCAAGTATCAATATCTTCAAATACATCTTCGATCGTGTCCCAGCTACTGTCTTCACCATCTGGACCGAAGTCGACCTTGCTGGTGTCCAAGCCAAGGGCACGAGCGTAAGAAGCATCAAAGGCAGCCTCAGTCTCGCGATACCAGATATGACCAGTGGGGTATGTCTTGACAAAGTTTGCCATGGCCTCTTCGGCCAGCAATGTCTTGCCACTAGAACGGTCACCCACAATGTTGACGACACGGCCGAGGGGCCAGCCCCAACCGAGGGTACAGTCCAGCAACGTACATCCCGAATTCAAAAACGAGATAGCTTTTGGTTCGAAGTATACGCCGCCAGGACCGTTCTTAGACTGACCGGGTCGTATTCGCTCGATCAACGGTCTCTCCGCCCTACATTCCTCAACCGGCCACGAGCCGCATCGGCCGTACGTTCGGCGGGCCTATCCGGCTCCCGATTTTCGGGCTCGCGCGGGCGCCGACGTTCACGAGGTCCAATGTCCGCCTCCGCAGCCGCCGCACGTCCCCGGTGACTGTAATCCCGGGCTTCCCGGGCTTCGTTCTCCGCCTCCGCACCCGCGTCACGCGCAGCAGCATCATCCTCGGCGTGACGTCGTCGGCTGCCGGGCTTTCCCTCACCACCACGGGCGCTGCGGTCATCCTGCCACGGGGGATTTTCACGGTCATCGCCACGACCGCGGCCGGTGTCTTCACGATCGCCGGAGGCGCCAGCGTCGTCACGTCGACGACTACGCAATGGCCGAACATTGTCATCACCGCGGACTGGCTCGTCGCTGCCGTCCGCACGCTGTTGACCAGACAGTATTTTGTCCAAGTAGTCGGGCTCATAGTACTTTAGAATATCTGGCAGTCGGCGCTCGAGTACATACGCCAACAAACCATCCTGCTCTTTCTGCTTCTCGGCCAATGGCGTTGGATCCCGTGCCACAGCAACGCGTTTGTACTGCGTACGGATCTTCTCGCCTTCCCTGTCAAAGAAAACATCATATCCCTCGTCGGGATTGTCGATCAGCAGTACTTCGCCACGGTCGGCGCCGCTGCCCTTGACCTGACTGACCGCCGAGATATCCTTGGACACACCAAGCGGCATGGCCCACAATTGCGGTCCGGCCTTCTCGTCGTTGCGATCAAGCAACCAACACAGCACACGATCCGAGGGCTTCAGCTCGTCGATGTCATCACCACGCCAAGCATCGCAGATCGGGCATGGTGCCCCCGTCATCTTGTCGAGGCACAGATAAGTACCGTTGTCCGGACCAACGTTGCGATGAACGATGATGTCGATGCCCCAGTGATTGCCCCATCGCTCTTCCAACTTGTTGAAGTCAGGATCGGCTCCAGACAGCCACGGGATCAAACGAATGCAGTTCTCGCCAGGCTTCGGCTTGAACCAAGTAACTTCCTCGGTAACATAACTGTCATAACGCCCTGAAGATTGCTTGGCCCGTCGCTGTACATCAGCCGCGGTACGAGAAGGATATTTAAAAGTAGGTTTAGCCATGTGGTTTGTCTCCGTTCCAACGTTTGTGCCAGACACCTTGATCATACTCACTACGAGTGCGGAAATGTGCGATGCTCCACACACGGGAACAAACGTACACCGCAACAACCAACGTCAAGAACCCAGCCACAACACAAAGTGAAATTTCAAAAAGTGTCATCGTACTTCCCTGCGCGCCCGCCTAAGTTCCTCAGCCCGTGCCCGTACATCATCACCGATCGCATGTCGAGCAGCCACTGCACCACGCTCAAGCCCCAAGTTATGAAGCTGGGCCAATTGCATTGCCACCAATTCCCGCAACATGAAACTCCTCTGCTGATAGGCTTCCTTGAGTGCGGCACAATGATCGGCCTTGGTACGGGCCTCGAGATAATCCCGCTGCAATCCTTTGATCCGCGGCGCGGTCTTGATCCTGTTTTCGATCGCTGCTTCCGTCAACTTTTCCTTTTCCGCAAGCGCGGTTTTACGAAACTGCTGATCGAGCTCGGCAACGGCTTCCTCCAATTCCAGCTTTGCAGTGTCCCGCTGCGAATTAGCCAAAGAGACAGCCTCTGCCACGTAATAGAACAGACCAGGCTGTTCAACGAGACAATCGTCGATGTCGTCGGGATCGATCCGAAGCGCTGCCTCAAGATCCCTGGGACTGCTAGGTCGTCGTCGCTCTACCATACCTAATACATACTAACTGAGCTGCCTCATTTCCCCCATGTGTCCGAAGAGTAGACACCAACTTCCTCCAGTTCAGCCCAATTGATGCCACAAGACATCTCAACCGAGATCGGAACGTTCACCCAATCGAAAGGTACTGCCAACATGATGTCGATGACTTTCTCCGCAATGACGTCAGCCCGCTCCTCCGGCACCCGGAGGTACGTAAGATCATCATGGATATTGATCTCGGGTTGAAGTTCGGGATCTTCAGTCTCAGAGAGCCGTGACATTGCATCCAATACAATCTCAGCAGCCGTAGCTTGGACCGGACTATTATAGACCTGGTTAATTGAGAGCGGTCCATGCCGGCGTCTTCCGGTCAAACTCTCTACGTAACCATATTGTTGATAAAACTTGAGCTGCCGCCCTTGCCATTCAGCAATACCCTTGAACTCTTGCCAAAATGCTCGGTAATGCGGGCGCAGTACTGAGGCCGGAATGTTCAAATAGCCCGCCACCGAGTCCAATTGAGCTCCGAAGAACAACGGAAAAGTCCATTGGTTCTTGATATCAGTACGGAAGGTCTTCATCGCCGTTTTGTCGGTAAGCTTATCCTCACCACCAATTCGCTCCGGGTAATCGTTGGCAATACGCTCGGCCCAATCCTGGTGAACATCATAGCGATCCCACAGTGCATTGCAGAACCGTTTGTCCTTGGTGAACATGGCAATGACGCGGGCCTCGATCTGCCTATAGTCAAACTTCAGGATTACACATCCAGGCGGGGCAACGATCGAACTGCGAACTTCCTTCGTCGCCGGATCCCGGTAAGGAAAGTTTTGCAGATTTGGGAAACTACAGCTCAGGCGGGAAGTTTCTGCCCAGTTGGTGTTGTACTGCGGATGGATCAAACCATCGGGAAAAATTACCGTGTCTTCGTCTTCCGTGAGAAGCGGGTCGATGTACTTTGACTTCGTGCCAGAAGCAGATCTGAGCGAGATCAAATGTTTTGCCAAAGGATGTTTGATCTGCGTAAGAACTTCTTCTTTGGCTGAACGCTTTTCTTCCTTGGTGTACTTATCGTAAACAATCACCTCTTTGCGCTTGAGCATCTTGTCCAAGACGTAAATTACATTCGGATTGGAATAGGGATTAAACTTCTTTTTCTGTTGGTACTCGTACTCTTTAATAACACGCAAATCGGCAATGTCATTTTCCACCGTGGTTACCAGGTTCTGGTACTTCTTTTGCAACACCCGGACACGATCCTGATCGACTGGGACACCGCGTAATTGAGACAGAACGACGGTGGGAACACGACGAAGTGCGAGCTCGTAGGCTTCTTCCATTCCCTCCTGTTTGATGATGGCCCACAACTTTTTCCACAGACCGGCATGGTACTTGGCGTCAATACCATTGTAATTAAGCACGACGTGGAGTGACGTCTTCTCGAGCGCAAGCCGATCGACATCCGATAGTTTCTTGACGTTGAAACCAAAGTACTGCTGAACCAAAAATTCCAGGCTAAAGCACCCGGGCTTGGCTTTGCCCCGCCTTTCATCCACGATCGCAGCTGCACTGGCTGTGTCTTCCCATTGCCCTGCCCGCAGCGTCTCCGACCCAAAAAAGTACGCCGACCATTCCATTTCGAAAGTCAAATAATGAACGATCTTGCGACATGGCGCAGTCAATAGGAACTGCTTCCACAGATCATGCACGGCAAATACACTCTGCTCGGCAGGAAGTTCAAAACCAGGGTGAGCGTAAGGAAAGGCAAAGGCACGCTCCGATGTACCAACCGCCACAGTCAATATCTTGGCGTCGCGCTCATAGGGCCGCAGACAGTTTGTCTCATAATCTACGCCAACCTCGGGCTGTTGCGCAGCCCATTCTAATGCCTTCTCTATTTGCTTTATATCGGTAATGCACTCCACTCCGGACTTGGCTTGCTCCGGAGTATGGACCACTGGCTTAGGCAGGCCTTGTTCAATCTCATAAAAAGCCCGCTCCAGATCGAAGACGAACATCCGCTCATCTTCCGATTCATCTCCCGACCACTTACGCTTACGAAGCAACGCAGCAGGATGCATGAAAGCATAGTACCAGCAAACATGACTACCAATTTGTACCGGCATCCTGCGGCCACGCCACAACGTAATGCCGTTCATGCCGCAGACCCAATCCAAGGGCACGTTGCCAAAACCAAAAATGTACTTAGGTTTGGTTTCCTCAATGTCCTTCACAACGCTGGGGCGACAGTGCTCAATTTCAATTCGCTCCGGCGTTCTGTTGCGCGGCGGGTGCGACCTGACAACGTTATTCCAACGAATTTGGGAGGCGAAACGCTCAGGGACGTAGCCACGAAGCAATTGCCCGCTTTCACCGACAAACTGCTTCCAATCCTCGACTTCAGTTCGACCTGGGGCCTCGCCCAACGCGTAAATCAGTGGATTAAGGTTGCCAGTAGCCGGCATATCCCCAGGCTGAGTGGCCAAAGGACAGGACTTGCAGCCAAGTTCGTGCGGGATAATATTTTCAGTCTTGCGCTTTAATTTCGGTCCCGCTGCCCCGACGAAAGATAATCCCATGTCGGTGTTTCAACCTTCGAAAGCCTCCCAAAAATCTATCCAGGCAGACAGAGATACATAACTGGGCCGCTCTACGCGTTGCCCAAAGATCAGCACAAAATTCGGCCAAACCTGGATATCGCCAGGACGTACTATTTTGCGGTTAGCTGCCATGGCTGACCTCGGCCTGCATTGGTTATTACACCGGCCCGCTTCAGCTCGACCAGTCGTTGTCGAAACGAGTTGCTCTGATCATAATTGATCCCAAACTTCTGAACTAACTCCACAGTCGTCAAAGGTTTGGCGACAAGGGCATCCTTGATCTTGTCCCGCATGCCGCTCGAATTGCC